GGCACCGTGCTGTCGTCGACGCCGTAGCCGCACGAGTACTGCACCTCGACCGCGCTGATGCGCGCCTGCGTCGCTGGCCAGGCCCGGCCCGGCGCCGGCACGATGTAGCCCGGCTCGCTTTCGTTGTCGACCAGGTAGTCGTCCGGATGCAGGATCTGGCGCACGCCGGCGGCGTCGTAGAACTTGATGTGCTCGACGGCCATGATCGGCGGATGCTCGAGCCGGAACGCCGGCGGGAAAGCATCGAGCGTCAGCCGGAAGGTCTGCTGCACCAGCGCGCGGCCCGTCTCGTGCTCGGCGTCGCGCGTGTGCTGGCCGATGACCTGGCGCAGCTCGACGTCGGCCTCGAGCCCGTCCAGCCGCGCCGACAAGCGCGCAGCTTCCAGCGACACGGCCAGCGCTGTAGGCGGGGTGATCAGTCGCAGGCTCATCGGGTCGTTCCTTGTGTTGCCGGTGGCCGCCCGGCGCCGTGCGGCGCGCCAGGCGATGCCGGTGCGCGCGCGTATTCGACGGCGGCCTCTTCCTGCTGCTTGAGCAGTTCGGTGTTCGGCACACTCGGCAGTTGCGATGCATCGATCATCAGTTGTCCACCCTGTTGAATTGAATGGTTCGGTAGAACCGCTCGCTGTTGGCGCAGTCGATGCGCAGGTCGCAGTAATTGACGCCGGCCGGCAAGGTGTCCATGCCGCCCAGCTTCACCAGGATCAACGACCCCTGGATCACCGCCGGCACCAGCACGCTCACGCCCACCGGCAGCGCCAGCACCGCGCTGGCAGAGGTGTTGCTGTCGGCCAGATCGTTGCTGATGTCGGCCACGAAAAAGCTTTCGTCGTCCGCATCCTTCTCCAGCGACCAGGAGCCGACCTGCTGCTTGAACCAGATCGTGCGGTCGAACCGCTCGCCGTTCGCGCACGTGACGCGGAACGTGCAGAAGTTGACCGCCCCGGTCGCTGCGTTGAACCCGCCCAGCTTCACCGGGATCAGCTTGCCTTGAATGACAGGCTGCTGAAGCACTGTGACGCCAGCGACAATTGCCTCGACCGAGACGGCCGTGGTGCCGCGCTCGGCCAGGTCGATCGTGAGGTTCGCCACCCAGTAGCGCTCGTCGAGCGGGTGCTTCTCGCTCCACCACTTACCTGCTTCGAGGTACGGAGCGTTTGGCGTGCGCGCGCCTGGCACGCTGCCAAACGCCACCACGCGGGTGCCGCCCGGGAATGCAACCCGGCGAGATTCAGCAACCGTCGAGGCCACCACCGCATTCTGCGCAGGCTGCTCGGCCAGCGTGGTGAAGCTCTTGGCCAGCGGCTGCTGTGAACGGTTGCCAGCGGCATCGAAGGCGCGCATGCGCACTTCGTGAAGCGTGCCAGCAGGTCGACCTGAAACGACGACCGAACGGGCGGCGTTCGGGATAACGGTGTAGTTCGCGCCACCATTGATGCTGTATTCATAGCCAGCGACGCCGACTGCATCTGTAGCCGCCTGGCACGACAGCGTGGCGCCCGACGTGGTGATAGCGGACACCGTAATGTCGCCCACCATCACAGGCCCGGTCGTGTCCGGAGTGGGGGTCTCGGCTGCTGTAGGGGTGACGCTATTCGATGCGAACGACTCAGGGCCATAGCCTGCGCTGTTTAGCGCGGCAAGAGTGAATGTATAGCCTGTGCCTGCAGCCAACCCTGTGACGTTCACCGGCAGCGTCGCCGACGTGGCTGTAATTCCGCCTGGCGATGATGTTGCTCGGTAGCCGGTAATAGCGCCACCGTTCGTAGCCGCTGGCGCCGTGCCGCCCACGCTTGCCGAGCCGTTGCCAGCGGTTGCCGTGCCGATGGTGGGCGCGCCCGGAACGACGACGACATTTGTGATGCCGAACGCCGTCGCGTAAACCGATGTCAAACTAGCATTCGGGCCAGCGCCATACGCCATCGCGGCTTGTCCCGATGGGCCCGTGTGAATGCTATCGCCGCCCACCAAATACGGAGCTTTGATTTTCGGTTGGCCTGGCGTCGTCGTGTAATCGGTAATGATCGGGTCACTGTCGAAAACAAATACCGTCGTACCATTCGCCAATGACCGGGCGTGTTCGGCGGCTGTGTAACCTGCGCCGTTTGGCGTGCTGCCGCCATAGCTTCCCATGACGTAATCGGTATCCAAGACAAACTTTATATTTTCAAGTCCTGGGATAGCGCGAACCGCAGCCATGAAATTGGCATTGGCTGTAATGAAATTCTCGGCGGTTGAAAAACCATTTTGGCTGTAGCCGGGCAAGGCAAGAACTGTCGGGCGCACGCCAGCGTTCAGCATGTCCATAGCGATGGCCAAATACTCGGTCTGGCTCTTACCCGATCCAGCAGCGTTCACAGTGCTGATCGGATGCCCCGGCGTATTGAGCGACATGGCCGCCATGCGCGACTGATTGGCAAAACTGTTCGTCATGTACGCAGCCGACTTGCGGCTGTCACCTGTGAACATCAGCAGGTCAGTTGGCAGGCTCGATGCCGTATTGGTAACAATCGGGAAGCCGGGGAAACAATAATCTTCGTTATACGGCGCACCGGACGGCAGCTTCGTCAAGTCCGCAATAGCGTCAGAATTTACGGATTTGGAATACCACTCTGTGAACCACGGCTTGCCGCGCGCCTGATCCCATGCATTGCTGGCGCCATTGGCTACGCTGAATGTGCCGGCGGGATCAACCTGCGTCACCTTGATCAGCAGAATGCCGCCCGGCTTGCCGTCAGCGCGCGGGATGCTCGACAAGTTCATCACGTCGGTCGACATGTGGATGATGCTGTTGTTCGTGGCCAGCCCGATTTGCTTGCTCGCCGCACCGCCGAACGTCGCATCTTTCCAGCCGTTTGCCGATTTATCGTTGTACGTCACGCCGGCGCGCACAGGCAAATATGCGTTGGCGGTAGTGTCAACGGCGATGCTATCGGTTACAGCAAATTGCACCTTGTACGTGCCGGGGGTGCCCGTCTTGATGCTGCTGCCGACCAAGTGTTGCACCTGATTGAATGCTCCAGCAAACTCGACCTTGATATAGGCCGTGCGAACACCCGAAGACCCGCCGTTATACGCTTCGTTCGGGCGAAGTTTTGATGCTTGCTGGGTGATAGCCATATTGTTAGACCGCCTTGTTGATTGCTTCCAGCTCGATGGTTTTCATTCGCCCGCGCCGCTCGTACATCACCGTAGTGATGCCGCGCTCGCGGAGCATGTCTAGTGCACGTGCGTGCGTCGCGCGGTCAATCTTGCCGACGGCACCGTGCACATACACGGTGCTGCTTGTCAGGTGGGTGACCGTGATGATCCCTTCGTACGCGCGGCGCGCTTCGTAGCCGCCCGGCGCGGAGTACGCGCGAATGGTCGAGACCTCGGGGGTCATGTGCAGGTGGGTCATCACGGCCTGCCCGGGTTACTGCTCGGTTGCCAGCGTTTCCGCGTAGGCCACGGCCTTCGGGTCGGTGTCGACCACGTCGACGAGCGCCTTGGCTTCGGCCGCGTCGATCTCGACAACGTCGTTCGGTTGGCCCAGCGCGCAGGCGGTGAGCACGCGCGCTTTCATTTTTTTGGCGTCTGCCATGTTGTTCTCCAGGTGAGGCAGCCGACTTGCGCCGGCCGCCGGTTACGATCAGGTGGCCGAGTTTTGGAAGGCCTTGATGGCCCCGCCAACGTCGATCAGGTTGGCGCCCGAGCGGCAGAAGGCGACGAAGCCGACCTGGCCCTTGAGCGTGTACGCGCTGTCGGTCATGCGGAACAGCGTGGTGTCCATCACGTCGCGGATCAGGTACTTCGAGAAATCGCCAAACAGGATCGACTTCGCGTTCGCGGCCATGACCGGCATGTGCTGGTTGATAACGATCTCGCGACCCATCAGGCGATCGGGCGCGCCGCCCGGGTTGCCGGTCTCGTAGCCTGGAGCGAAGATCGGACGGCCGTTGTCGTCCTTGATCTTGCGGAGGGCCTTGAGCGTGTCGTCGTGCATCATCCACTTACACGCGGCACGGTAGGCTGGGTCGACCGAGTGCTCCAGATTGACCAGGTCGTTGTACGTCACGGTATTGACCTGGCCGGTTGGAGCGACCACGCCGATGACAGCAGCCGGCACCAGTCCGCGCGGCTGACCAGAGCCGGTGCCCAGACTGTGGTGGCGGTTTTGGATGCGACCGATGCGCAGGCGCAGCAATTCCTGGATGAACGCTTCGACGTTGAACATCGAGTCCTGCAGCAGCTCGAACGGCAGCGCGATCGACTTCGACGAATACTTGAAGACGTCGAGCGAGGCCTGGCCGAACGTGGTATCCAGCGCGCTGACCGGAGCATTCTGACCAACGATCTCGCCTTCTTCCGACGTTGCGTCCGAAGTCGGGAACAGCATTTGTGCGCCGGTCGAAGTCTGAATACTGGTGGCCACGCCGCGCACAGCAAACGACGCTTTCATCGCCTGCAGCAGAGTGCGATTGAACTCGGTGGCGACGGTATAGCCACCTTCCGACCCGGTCGTGGTCGACATCGCATTGCGAATGTCCGGGTTCACGCGCGCGAACATCGCGTTGCGTTGATCAGCATTCAGCGCCGACAGGCCGCCCGAGAGCATGGCACGCAGCGCGGCCGCTTCGGTGCCGCCATCACCGCCGGCGCGCAGGCCCGCGTTGATGGCCGCGTCGCGCTGGGCTTCCGGGTTGTCGCCGGCAACCTGGGCGATGCGCTGTTCGCGCGCGATGTCGCCATCGATCGCCTCGACTTCAGCCAGGAACTTGTCCAGCTCGGCAGCTTCCGGCGCTGGCATGCGCTGGTCAGCCGGGTACTTGTTGTTCAGATCGTGGACCTTCTTGGCCACGGTGTCGCGTTGGGCACGCAGGGCTGCGAGCTTGGTCATGTAATACCTTTCGAGGGGTGGTCCGCTCTCGCGGCCGGTGGGCATAAAAAAAGCCACCCGTAGGTGGCTGGTCTAGTGGCGCGAGAGCGTCAGCTAACTTGGAGGCGGGCCATCGTGGCGATGCGCTGATGCTGGCGCGCGCGGTGTTCTTCAGTAGCGACTGGGTCTACCGGATCGGGATCAGACGGTGCAGGCTTCGGGGCGTGCGCGTACGCGCTCATGTCCCACGACGATTCGACCTTCTTGCCTTCAGCGATGCGATCGACGAGGCCGGCGGCCACTGCCTCTTCGGCGGTGTACCAGGTCTCGGAGTCCATAGCGGCGCGCAGGTCTTCGACCGACATGCCGCTTTTCTTGGCGTACTGGCCAGCAAGCGAGGCGTCGATTTTCGAGAGCAGGCCCGCGGTCGACGTCATGTCGTTCGCGTTGCCCATCGCCCAGGTCCAGGCGTTGTGGATCATGTAGAAGCCGCCGTCGGCGATCTCGACCTCGTCGGCCGCAGTCGCAATAACGGTAGCGGCGCTGGCAGCGTAGCCGTCGATGTGGGCGATGACCGTGGCGCCGGTTTCGCGGATCGCCTGGCAGATGGCCTGGGCCGCGAACACGTCACCGCCCGGGCTGTTGATGCGCAGATGGATCGTGCCGCCCTTGATGTCACGGATCTGCGGCACCAGCGCCTCGGCCGAGACGCCGCCCATCCAGTAGGCAGTTTCCTCGTCCGACACGATCGCGTCATAGATGTAGATCTCGACCTCGTCGGCCTTGGCCACGATCTTGGACTGCGGGACGCGCTCAGGTCGCTTCTTGTTGCTCGCCAGGAGCTTGGTCAGACTGTTCGGCACTTGTGTCTCCATTCAGGTTCAATTTGGCGTCCGGCGGCAGGTTTTCCTGTCGGCGAACTTCGTCGACGGTCATGAACGGCCGCTCGCCGGCACGGCCCAGCGCGGTACGGTAAGCGTCGTAACGCCCCTTCATGTCGCCTTTTTCAAGTGCCGCCGTGATGTGCTCGACAAAAAAGCGCTGGCGCACCGGCCACAGTTTGCTGTTCAGCTCCTGCGCGATTGCGGTGAGGTGCCGCTGCAGTGTGTAGCGGACGAAGCCCATGCCCATCTCAGAGACGCCCGAGCCCCAGGACGTAGTTTTCGTGGTGTGCCCTACCATGAAGGGCGGCACACCAAAGATGCGGCATATCTCCTCCACCGTGAACAAGCGGGTGGCCAATATCTCAGCATCCTTCGAATTCACACTCAGCTGCGCTGGCTCCAGGCCGCCTGACAAGATCAGAGGGCCTCGCCCCCCGTTCTGCGCGCGAGCGATGAGCGATGCTTTCAACTGTTCAAGCTGGGGCTTATCGAGCTTCGACGCAGTCTTGAGCGCGTAATCGAAGTTGCCACCGCCGGAGAGGAATCGCCCTGTATATTCCTGCGCGGCCAACGCGGTACCTATCGCCTCAAGCGCGGCGTACGTCAGAGGGCTTGGGCTTGTCAGTCCATCAAAGCCCAGGCTTGGAAGATGGATGATGTCTGCGCGGTCCAGAACATACATCGGCCCGTCTTCGGGGGTAATTCGGTAGTAGACATCTTTGCCATCCTTAAATGGCTGCACCGTGTGCCGCTTGAGAGGCTTCCAGCCGGTGACGCGGTTGCTGTACGGGCTGGGCCGGATCCACTCGCCGAAACCGTCGCCGTGCGAAAGTTTCGATAAGATGATGGATTCCCAAGCTGCCGCAGCGGTCCAGCCATCACTCGCTTTTTCGTTCAGCATCCACCAGTAATCGTGGTCGGCAGTATCTCGGTCATTGCCCTTGCGCTCGAATAGGCCAACCGTGATCGTGCTGATTGCACCGGCGACGAGCGACATGCACCCGTATGCTGCTGATACCCGCATACCGGTTTCGGCCGTAACGGCCGATCCGGACGACGACCGGTGCGCTGCGCCCAGCAGGTTGGCCAGCTCGCCCATCGACATGCTGCCACTGGAGTTTTCGCCCAGCGCCACGATGCCGGCGCGCTCTGCAGCACCATCCCGGCCAGCCATCCAGGAATCAAGCACGCGCGATTTATGCGGCGTCGCCTCCAGGTTCAACATTTGTCCGGTCATCAAAAGTCCAATACGTGAATTTCCGGCGCCGCCGCCCCGGCGGGGTTCAGCGCCATCAGCGATACCGCGCAGAACGTGGCCATCAGTGGGTCGATCTTGGCCTTGCCACTGGCCTGCTTTGTAATTAGGATGGCGTTACCCTTGTCTTCGATGCGCGCATTGCCGACGCACCAGGCCATCATCGGGCGGCCAGCGTGCAGCAACTCGCCGCCGGCGACCTTCCGCTCGGTGTCTTTGATGGCGCCATTCAGCTTGTAGCCTTGGGTGATCGCGACGATCTGAGTCATGTCGATGTCGCGCTCTTCGGTGATCAACTCGTCGACGATTGCTCCGATACCGGCGGCGTCGACGCCGATGCCCTTCACTTCCGGCAGGAGGCCTGCGTCGCGCACCTGGCAGATCAGGTCACACACGGCCATGACGTCGTCGCCAGGGCGCTTCACGATGGTGAGGTCGCCCTGCTTTTGGAAGTCCAGCAGCCGCGGTGCGATCTCCTTGCGTCGCTCGAGCGCAATCTCGTGCACCCAGGCGCGGCACCACAGCAGCCACTTCCCGGTTTCACGGTCGCGACCTAGCACTGCCAAGCCCAGCAAGTCGTCCAGCCCGCCGCCATCGATCCCAATCACGGCCACGTCGGAACGCTCGATGAGCGTTTCCAGGGTGATGGTCTTATCGACCGCGGCTTCCCAGAAGTCGGCGCCCGCCCAGCGGTCTGATCGCAAGTTCAGGCCGATCTCGACGTTCAGGTGCTTAGCCAAAAACTCCTTGAATTCCTGCTCGCCAGTCTCCTTGGCTTGACTGCGCAGCTGAGTGATGCGCTCGATGTCAACCGAGGCGCCCCAGTTTGGGTTCGTAACGTAGGCGCTTTCCAGATCCTCGTATGCCTTTGCCTCGAGCATGGCAGGCGGAAACTCATAGATCACTGGAAGAAACTTGCGGTCAAGCACAAGACCGTCGCGCACCTTGCGTGCGTAATCAAGCTTCGCCCTGAAGACGCCCGCCGGCGGTTCAGCCGACTGCGTCGTTGCATAGATGACAAAGCCCTCAGGGCGCGATGTCAGGCCACCGGTCGCCTCGAGAAGCATGTTTGACGCATGCGCTTTTTTGCCGAACTCGTGCAATTCATCGACGAATACGAACGATGCTTTCACGCCCGAGACGGTATCGCTGTCAGCAGCAACCACCTGGAGCGTGGCGCCAGTTGTGTTGTGCGTTATCTTGCGGTTGTAATCCTGAATTTTCAGCAGCGCTTCCAGCTCCGGATCAGCTTTGATCATGTCGCGGATCGGCTTGTAGCTGTTATCGGCAACCTTCTTGGTAGGACTGAGGATCAGCAGCTCGGCCGATGGCCGCCAATTCATGATGAGCGCGCACAGCATGATAGCTGCCGCGATCGTGCTCTTGGCGTTCTTCTTGCTGACCATGAGCATGATCTCATTGATGTGGCGCCGGCCCGTCTCCGGATCCTCGGCGCCGAACACCGCTTCGACAAACTCGCGCAGCCAAGGCAGCGATGCCTCGCCTACCGTTGGCCGTCCTCTCACGTCAACCAAGATGAAGCTGCTGCAAATGCTCCAGGCATCAGCGGCAACGTCGGGAAACAATGGTGGGAGAACGATCAACGATTCTCGCGCCACAATCCGACGCTCCCAATCTGGACACGCCGTTGTGTAATCCATTGTCTAATCCCTAATGTTTCATCGCACCGGGCGGGCCCGTGCGAGGGCTATATTTGCCGGTGGCCGCTGCCTCAGCCGCGCCTTTATTCAAATCAGCTTTCCCGCCCTCCCCGAGCTTCCTGTGCTTGAACGGCAATGCCGCCGTCGCCGCGCGGACTTGAGCGACCGATGCCTCCAGTTCGCCGGTCCACACTGCTTGCAAGAACTGCAGCGGGTCGGTGTAGCCCGACACGGGCGGCTTCTCTGGTGCTGCTTTTTTTGGGCGGCCAGCACCAGCGCGAGCGCCGCCGCTGCGCCCTTTCACGCCGGTCATTTGAATTCCTTGATTTAAAGGGGGGATTTTTTCGCGCGTGCGGAACTAGTCGGTGTCTGACCAAAGAGGGTTCCAAGGTTTTACCCGCCCCCCCCCTGCCAGGGTGACGAGGGGTCAGCCCCGAGCGCGGGCGCGGGCCTCGCGCGCCGACTTGGCGTCGTGGCAGGGCACGCACAGGGTTTCTTTGTTGCTGTCGTCGTCAGTGCCGCCATCAGCCAGCGCGATGATGTGGTCGACCGGGTAGCCAATGGTCGTGCGTCCCTGCCGCTTGCACTCTTGGCACAGGTCGCAGTCACGCGCGCGGATGCGGCGCCGGTCCAGAACACCGGCATAGCCGCGCTTACGCTCGACCACGACACCAGGTCGTGCGGTCAGGGTGGCGACGCGCGGCGCTGCCGATTGCAGTCGAGACTTGAGGGCGGTTAGCTTCATGGCTTGTCGGGCACGAGGGCGGCCAGCTCATCAAGCAGCAGGCCGGTACCGCCGTAGCCCTTGGCGCGAAGCAGCTCATGCGCACGCTCGGACTCGGCAAGCCGATCGGAAAGGCGCCGGAGCGCAGTCTCATCAACCACGCGGAAAACCATCGCTGGCTGGTTGCCGGTGACAGCTCGAATGATCTGGTCACGGTAGACCTCGACAGGCATGCCCACCTTACTTCTGCCCGAAGCCAGGCACGTCGCGCTCTTGATCAGTGCGGAAGCGATAGACCCATACGATGAAGAAGATTGCGACCAGCGTCCACAGCACGCCATACGCCCATCCTGGCGCGCCGAGGCGGTCGAGCAGCAGCCACCAGACAATGGCGGCAAAGGTGGGTGGGCGCAGTGCGAGCGACGAAGACTTGATAACGGTGCGGTGCTTCATGCGATACCTCGGCGAAAAAAAGCCGCCCGGCGCATGGATGCGGGGGCGGCAAAGATCCTGTTGGCACAGGACTGGAAACAGGGAGCGGACGGCGGGACTCTCACCCGCGGCTATCTGATAAGTACAAGCGTATCATCAAGCTACGGCCGCATCAATCGGTGGCCCTTACGCGGGCGAGACGGCGTGCCTCAGAGCTATCTGCAAAGTAGACCGCTAATGCAAAAAGCCCGAACGTTTAACGGTTCGGGCTTTTTTTCGGGCGTGCAGAGACACCCAGTGCGCAGAGTTTACGCCCAATACAGCCGCGTTGCAACATTGTTGCGCAACTTCTTTTCAAGTTCGTCGCGTGCATCCATCAGCACGTCCTCGTACCGCGCATTCGGGAAGCGCCAGGCCGAGGCAATGCCCTGGCTTTTATAGATGGCCCAGCGGTCGCGCATCTGCAGGCTGTCGACCATGGCGTTGACGCTCTCGCCGATCTTCATGTCGGCGGCGCGCTGCTGCTCGTGCAGGTCGCGCTCATGCACGCCCTCGCCCGCCAGCTTCATGCCGCCGGCGCCCAGGTCTCGGTCGTCGGTGCGCATGTAATCGACCCAGCAGGCCATGCAGGTGGCGTACGGATCGATGGTGCGAACGGTGGATTGTGGGGCCTCCGCCTTGCGGACTCGGCGCAGGTTGGGGGCGTTGAAAAAGCCGAGTGCAGCGGTGGTCATGGGGTTCTCCGAAAGACGACCAAGCAAGCGTATCACATGCCACCAAGAAATTTCCGGATTGAATTATCTTGTCCAAAACTCAGTCAATACCACACTATCGTATCAATTCGATAACAGCTACTATACAAGTGACCAAAATCAATTACTTTCTTCTGCCACAACCATATCTATCACTGCAAATGAAAAATTAACGGAGCGCGATAACTATGAAAACGTTTATTAGATGGCTAATCCTTTTTTCGATCATGATGGTTGGGATGTTTCTGGGCACTGGACTCTCGCGCGCCTTGATGGTCAAGGGGTTGGAATCCTCCGAAGTAGCTGGCTGGGTCCAGGCAATCGGCGCGACGATTGGGCTTGGAATAGCAATTTACGTGCCCCACCAACAACGACTCAGCGCCGTTCGAGACGAAAAGGTGCGCTCCTTTCACCATACAATCGCTGTTGTTAATGATCTAAGGTATCGGGTAACCGGGCTTCAGGATGCACTAGTTAAAGGCGGTCACCCTTTGGCATTCTTGACGTGTAACGCCGCGATGCTAGTGCGCCGATATGAGACTTTATACGACCGCGACCTTTACACGCACCTCCCAGGCCCAATCGTTGACCAGATCACGGACATGTCTGGCTCATTCACAGGAATTGAAGCAACTGTTGCTGTAATTGCCGCAAGACTCAACAATGCGCCAGAACAGATTGTTCCGGCGCGCCCGCAAACTTCAGTAGCCTCAGAACCCCTAGAGGAATTGTTCGAATTGTTGGACAGTCTATTCACCGCACTTGAGGCCGAAGCTGAGCACCTTCGTCGTTGATTCCCATCTGCAATTAGACCGAATCCAATTTAGCTACCTCGACAAATTTTTGATCTTTTCCGCGTATTCGGCCTTTATGCGCTTGGCGTCCTCGGCCGTATACTTCGCCGGCGGGTGTTCGCGCTCCAGAAACTCAAGCCGCTCGTCTCCGATGCGTGTGCGCAGGCCGATGCGGTACTCGATGGCGTTGCCGCCCTTGTGCTGGTTGCAGGGCACGCACTGCTTGTGCGTGTTGTCCTCGTGGAAGCGGAGCGCCGGCTGGGCACCGACCGACCGGTAGTGGCCGGCGTCCCACGCGCCCGTGTGGTGCCGGCCGCAGCTGATGCACGGCAGCGCCGCATCGCGCGCGCGGATGTACCGGTTGAACACGGCCTGCGCATCGGCCAGGTGCTCGGTGCGCGTCTTCAGCTTGGCCTTGGCTTCGCGGGTCTGCCTGGCGTCCAGGCGCTGCCGCTCGGCCACGGCGAACACGGCGCCACATTCCGGGCCGCACACCTTGTGTGTCATGTTGCGCGGCTGGAAGCGGTTGCCGCAGCCCTTGACGGCGCACTTGCGGGTGCGCGCGGGCTTGAGGGTGCCAGTACGGGCGATGGGGGTACGCATCATGCTACGATGTCCTTTTTGTTGGGAGTAAAGCAATGGAACGGATGGGCACTTACCGCGGTTACGTAATTGAGCTTGAGCTTCATTCGAAGGAGGAATCCGGCTCGACTCGCTGGCACGCAGCCGTGCAAATCCGCCCGATCATTCACCCTGCGACCGAGCCGCGCTTTGCCGTTCAGCCGTCTGACGACAATCCTGGCGCTGCGCGTAGTCGGGCCGTTCGCGTCGCCAAAGCCATCATCGACGAGCGGCCGAATGCTAATGCGGTGCACGAGAACGACCTGCCGGAGGAATAAGCCGGCGAGCTGTGCAGCGACAATCACGCGGCCACCCGCTTGAACTCGACCACCCACACCCATGGGTTGTCGTCCCAGCTGCCGGCGCCGTTGATCGATTCCCACAGCGCCTGGTAGGCCTGGACCGGGCACGAGTAGCGCGTTGGCCAGCCCTCTACCGGCTCATAAGCCACGTTGCCCAGCGGGTACTCGCAGTCGCGCCAGATGTGCTCGTAGCGGTGAATTCCCTCGGCGATCGCATCCTTCCTGCTGCAATCGTTCAGCTGCTCGACACGCACCGACACGATCTCGAGCAGGATGCGACTGGCCCAACGCGGCATGTGGATTGACGGTTTCCAAAACTTACCTTCCGGCGCCTCGAATGGCTGCTCGTTGTCGGCACGATAGAAAAGCGCTTCCCGCGCGCCTGGCACTTCAACGTATGGCCCTTGCTGCAGGCGATAGTCATCGCACACCCACGTCTCGCGCACCCACAGGCGGTCGCCCGGCTGGCCGTACGGGCAGATAGCGGCATCGCTACCAAGCGGCTTGCCGCCCAGCTGGTTGAAAGTTAATAACGCCTGCGTGACGCGCTTATGTACGATCTTCCATCCACCGACCCAGCTGTCGTCGTGCTGCACCTGCAGCGTTACCGCGCGCCGTGTCTGCGTCTTCGACCCGTCGAGGAGCGCGCGCACCATGGCGGCGCTGAACAAAATTGGATGGTCTTTCATGCTGTCTCTTTCTGTTTTTCGATGTTGGCCTGCTGCTGCGCCACATACCGCGCACGCGGCGCCCGGTCCTTTGCCTCTTTGAACAGCGGGCACGGGTGATAGTCCCAGGGCTTCTCCTGCTCGTGGCCGATGCACCAGCCATAGCCGGGCGCCAGGTCGGTGCGCAACGTCGCCTTGAAGCGCTCGCAGAAGGCGCAGGGGTCGTGGGTGGTGGTCATGCGGCAAGCTCCCATGGCAGCAAGATGCGTTGCTGGGCGGTGGCGAAGTGCGCTGGGTCCTGCTCGATGCCAATAAAGGCGCGGCCGGTGTTACGACAGGCCAGGCCAGTGGTGCCACTGCACATCGCGTTGTCGAGCACCATCTGGCCCGGGCTGGAGTAGGTCTTGACTAAATACTCGATCAAGGCCAGCGGCTTTTGCGTCGGGTGCAGCTTGCTGCGCTGCTTATCACTGGAGAATCGCTGGACGGTGCGTGGATAGCGGCTGGTTGAGTCGTAGTGGGTAATGCTGTCGGCTTTGCCGTAGACCTCACTCGTCAGCACCGTGCGCGTTGCGGTCTTGCGTGCATGCCCATGCGTCATTTGCGGGTTGTAGGTCGGCTGGCCGGCGCAAAATACGAGGATCGACTCGTGCGCGCGCATCGGTGCCCGCTTGGCGTTCAGGTGTCCGGTTGCAGCGGTTTTTTCCCACACCCAGTCGTAGCGGAACCACTCCGGGTTGCTCAGGACGAGCGCGCTGGTGAATGGCTGTGCCGCCGTCAGGACCACTGCCCCACCCTTGCGCACGAGGCGTCGGTACTGCTCCCACAGCGGCGCCAGCGGGATGATCGAATCCCAGGAGCAGCGCGTGGTGCCGTATGGCAGATCGGCCAGCACCAGGTCGACGGTACCGCTCTCGATCTCGCGCATGCGCTCCAGGCAGTCGCCCAGCATTAGGATCATCGGCATCATGCGGCCACCTCGGCGCCGGCGCGCTGGCGCAGCGCCACCTGGTGCTTTGCCCACTCGCCCGCGATCCAGGTCACGCCCTTCGTGGTGAAGCGCGCAGCGTTGTAGGCGTGGCCGCTGACCTGCGCAGTGCCGGCCTTGACGCAGAAGCGACCAGCGTCGATGTGCTGCGCGTGCGGGGTCAGCTCGCCGGCCAGGCGGTACAGGATCTTCGCGTCGAGCAGGAACTCGCGGAATTCGTTTTCCTTCGCGCTCAGCAGCTTCGCCACCTGGCGGAAACCCTTCGTGCCGGTCGAGTCGGCGTAACGCTCGACGAACTCGACAGCGGGCGCGGCGGCGGCCAGCTGCTCGGCCTGGGCAGCGATCACGTCCAACTGGTCAGCGGCCAGGCGCAGCGCCTCGGCAAACGATTGCGGCAGCGCCACCGCCTGCGCTTCCAGCTCTTGCCAGCGGTCGACCAAGCGAGCGGTGAACTCGGGCGACAGCTGCGCGACCACCACGTACGAATCGCGCTTGCCGATCCGGTATTGGCCAACAGCGCGTGGGCCCGGGCCTTCGCTCGAGACTTCCTCAAATTGAGGGAGTGTGATCGTGCCGCGCGCCGCCAAGGTTTCGACGGTCCGAAGCACGTTGTCGTGCCGCTTCTCGACCAGGTCGGCGATTTCGCGGCTCGACATCGTCGTTTCGCCAGCGCCAGGGTTTTGCAGGGTCAGCATGTTGCCTCCGGTGGTGTTCGTGGTCATGGGTTCAGGGCCTTCCGGCGCGCAGCCTCGTAGGCGTCCATTCGGTCCTGGTATTCGGCGTAGCTTTCGTCCGTGCCCTTCGGGTCGTTGCCCTGCGGCTTGCGGACCTGGACCGGCGCGGCGGCCGGCTTGCCGTACGCCTGGGGCGATGCCGCCGGCGGGTTCAGCAGCTCTTCGACGATTCGGACCAGGTAGTTCGGCGGAATCTTGGCGACCGGCCCCTTCTGCTCGCGTGCCGTGGCGACTGCGGCATGCAGCACCGCCATCGGGACCTTGCGGGTCGACCAGTCCTGCACGGTCGGGTGCGTGAACGTCGCGTTGACGCCCAGCTTGCGCAGAGCCATCGACAGGACGACCGCAGGATCGGTACTTTCCGGCAGGTCTTCGCGGGGCGGCATTGCGGCGGCTCGTGGGCTGTCGGGTTCGGCAGGATCAGGATTGACGACGACGACACCGGCGTCAGCCGCAGCGCTCGCGCTGTCGTCGTTGTTCTTCTCTTCTCTTCTCTCCTCTTCTCTAGGCGTGACTTGGTGTGACATGGCGTGACTTGGCGTGACGCCAGCACTAGAACCAGAGTTGACTTTGTCACGCTCACGTTGCTCACGCTTGCGCTCGGCCGCCGTTGGGTCACCACGCTCGCGCTTTGGCTGACGCTCTTCCCAGCGGGTGACGCGATCACCATTGACTAGCGCGCGGCACTGCATCGCTTCCAGAATGCGCGCCGTGGTGCCGTCGTCGGCTCCCAGCAGAAAGTCCGTCGCTTCGCAATCGATCGCACCGAACAGGCCGCGCTCAGTGTTCGCGCTGGCCTGCTCCAGGATCAGGGCCCACACCGCAATCACGTCACCGACGCGCGCAGCAGCCTTCCGGGCGACCAGGCCGAACTTCGGATCGTTCACGCTGCCGTGGTGCCAGCGGAACCAGTCGATACCATTGGCCATCAGTGCGTCCCCTGGATGATCGAGAGCTGACGGTTGTCGACCGGCTTCTCGACGTAGATGAATCCGCGCGTGCAGTGCTCCAGCTCAGCGAGCTGTGCAACGTCGCAGGCGCGATCGCAGACGGCCGAGTGCTGGCCCTGGAACA